GGGCTTCCGTCCAACGCAGTAACGTTCGTGGGCGCCTCAATCGGATTTATGGGAGCGGATAAAGTCCGCAACAAAGTTACCGGGTTTATCGAAAACCGAATCGGAGGGATGAAAGGTGGAGATGAGCAATAACGGCATCAACATGCTGAAAGGCTTTGAAGGGTGCAGGCTGGCCGCTTATCAGGATTCTGTAGGCGTCTGGACGATCGGTTATGGATGGACTCAACCCGTCAACGGCGTGCCGGTTGGCAAGGGCATGACCATCACGCAGGAAACTGCCGATAGCCTGTTGCGTAGCGGTCTGGTGCAGTATGAAAAAGGCGTTACGGGGCTGGTTAAAGTCACTATCAATCAAAATCAGTTCGATGCGCTGGTTGATTTTGCCTACAACCTGGGCGTAAAGGCGCTGGAAGGTTCCACACTGCTGAAAAAACTGAATGCTGGCGATTTTGCCGGGGCTGCGGCTGAGTTTCCGAAATGGAATAAAGCAGGCGGCAAGGTGTTGACGGGTCTGGTTAAGCGCCGGGAAGCCGAGCGCACGTTATTTCTGGCCTGACATTTTTAACTGTGCTGGCCGTGCGTATCGAGCGCGGTCATTTTTGACAGTGCTCCAGCACGTCCGGTAATGACAGTGCGAGCTGGCGAGAGGTTTAGAGATGGGGTTGTCACGCTGGAAAGTGATCGTTTGTCTTGTGCTGGCCGCTGCTGCTGTTTGGGGTTTTAGCCACTGGCGTTACAGCGCCGGTTATGGTGATGCCGATCAGCACTGGCGTGGAGAGTGGGCGCAACGTGATGCACGCGACGCCACCGCGCTGGCGCAAAGGCAGGCTGAGGCCAGGGCAGAAGAACAACGCCGACAAGGTGAAATTGATGCGATCAGAAAACAAGCCAGCCAGCAGCTTGCTGGCGTACAGGCTGATGCCGATCGTGCCCGTGCTGCTTCTCGTGGGCTGCACGACAGGGCCGACAAACTCGCCAGGCGACTGGCAGACCGTGAACGCGCCTGCGGTGCCGGAACTCCCGGCAGAAGCGAGGCAGAAACCAGCGGCGCCGTACTGCTCGCCGACCTGTTCCGCCGCGCTGACGATCGAGCGGGACAACTGGCAAAAGATGCTGACGAGGCAAGAGCCAGAGGGTTAGCCTGTGAAGCTGCTTATTATTCAATTAGCAGGGGGAAATAATGGATTTTATTTTGTGTGTTCGTCGTCCAACGCAAGAAGAGTTAAACGGTATTCACGCTGAACTCATGATCGAATATGCAGACAGGCCATTTACCGCTGAATTAAGACAGGAAGTTGCCGAAGCGGCAAGGCAGCGTATTTGTCAGATTATTAGCGTAGAAGTATTGCCGAAAGTGGGTTAGTGCCATGCTTAAACCCGATTTACTGCGCCAGATGATAAGCCAGCATGTGCCCTGGCTGCGTGAGAATCCCGATAATCTGGCTGTTTATCTGCGAAAAGGTCGTATGGTCAGCACCGGCCAGCGTGCTGCTGCGTTTGAGTACCGCTATACGCTGGAAGTGCTGGTGATGGATTACCCTGAATCTCTGGATACTATCAGCGTGCCGGTGCTGGCATGGGCGCGCTTATATCAGCCTGATCTGTTGTTTAACCCGGACAGGCAGCAGAACGGCATAACATTTGAAGCCGATATTCTGAGTAACAGCACGATGGACGTGCTGATCCAGATTCAGGCTGATGAAGCAGTGATAGTTACCCGTGAAGATGGCGAGATCGTCACCCGTCACCGTGCTGACCCTGCACCGGGGCCAGAAATTGGCGCGTGGTCACTGGTATTTGTTGATGAGGTCAGCGGCGAAACATGGCAGGACAACAAACCGATCCCCTCTTCCAGCAGTTAGACGACTGGCTAGCCAGCGTGGCCGCGCAGCTTTCGCCGGGGCACCGTCGCAAGCTGACGCGCGACGTTGCGATCGGGCTGCGTAAGCGCCAGCAAAAGCGTATCGCCAGCCAGAAGAACCCCAGCGGTGAAAGCTATCCGGCCCGCCGCCGCAAAATCCTGCGCACCCAGGGCGGGATAAAGTTCATATGGAATGATGAGGCCAGGGAGTTACGCAACTGGCGAACCACGGGCAGGGGTGAGCACCGCGCAATCACCGGCTATGACGTGGATCGCGGTGCCCTGCGCACGTTCTATAAGCGCGATATCCAGCGCTATATTGAAATCAATCTCAACCAGTCCAAGCAGAACCGCACCAGAAAGGATCCGATGTTCCGCAAGCTGCGCACCGCACGCTTTCTTAAGGCTTACGGTACGGGCGGCATGGCAGTGGTTGGCTTTCAGGGGCATACCGCCGAAATCGCCAGCGTTCACCAGTACGGTGAAGTCGATAACGTGGTGCCGGGTGCCCGTGCACGCTACCCGGTGCGTGAACTCCTGGGCATGACCGAGGGTGATTTAGACTGGCTGGCCGATACTGTTGTCGCCTTCATGCAAGAGATTTGATTGTCACCAACCTGCCACAATGGCGCCGCGTTGTTTGCGCGCGCGCGACTCCTGATACTGACTGCATAACCCAAAAGCCGAAACGGTCGTAAAGCCTGCTACCGGGCGGAAGCGACGCCGGACAGCGTAACCGGCACCACGGGAAACAGTCAGCACTATGAATTTAAACGAACTCTATCGCCTTATCTGCAATCTCGCCCGCATTGGCACCGTGCTGGAAGTGGACACGAAAAAGTATCTTGCACGCGTCGAAACCGGCGAGAACAAAACCGACTGGATCCGCTGGGCAGTGCCGCGCGCCGGTGAAGCCGTGACGTGGTGGGCGCCGACAGTGGGCGAACAGGTTTATATTTTGTGCCCCTGCGGTGAGATGGAAACGGCATTCATTGCCGGAAGCCTTTACAGCGAAGACGCACCGCCGCCAGATGCTGGCGCTACCACCTGCGTGATCCTGCACCCGGATGGCGCCCGTATCTCATATGACCCGGAGGCCAGCGCGCTGGTTGTCAGCGGGGTGAAAACGGCAAGCGTCACCGCGTCGGAATCCATTACCGCCACCGTGCCGGTGGTAACGGTCAAGGCAGATACGCGCGTTACCCTGGACACGCCGGAAGTGGTCTGCACCAACAAGCTGATCACCGCCACGCTGGAAGTGCAAAAGGGCGGGGAAATGAAGGGCAATATTACCCATTCAGGTGGATCGCTTTCGTCTAATGGTGTCGTTGTCCATTCTCACAAACATAGCGGCGTCCAGTCCGGTGGTAGTAATACAGGTGGCCCGGTATGAGTACAGTCCGTTACAGCGGCATGAATGCCAGTTCAGGCCATGCCATCACCGACAACGAGCATATAGCGCAGTCTATCGGCGATATTCTGTTAACGCCGATCGGTTCCCGTGTAATGCGCCGCGCTTACGGTTCACAGCTTTTCAACCTGATAGATCAGCCGGTCGATAACGCCATAACGAAGCTGCGCGTTATGTCTGCCATCTACAGCGCCCTGTATTTATGGGAACCGCGGATCTCTCTGACCAGTATCACCCTGAGCGCGCCGGGTGCCGGTCGGCTGGTTGCCACTATCCAGGCCAATCGCACCGACAATCAGACGCCATTTAACGCCGATATCACATTGAGGGGCCAGGCATGAGCGGCACGATCGATTTATCGCAGCTACCGCCGCCCGTGGTGGTTGAACCGCTGGACTTCGAAACGCTTTTCGCGCAGCGCAAGGCCGCATTTATTGCGATGTACCCGGAAGATGAGCAGGAAGAGATCGCCCGCACGCTTGAGCTTGAATCGGAGCCGATCACCATGCAGCTGGAAGAGAATTGCTATCGCGAATTGCTGTTGCGCCAGCGGGTGAATGAAGCGGCCCGCGCGGTGATGCTGGCTTATTCCACGGATAGCGATTTGGATAATCTGACGGTCAATTTCAACGTTGAACGTCTGACCATTCAGGAAGAAGACGACAGCGTTACCCCGCCAATTGAAGCCGTGATGGAGTCAGACGCGGATTTACGCACGCGTACCCAGCAGGCTTTTGAAGGTCTGAGCGTGGCAGGGCCAACGGCGGCATATGAGTTTTGGGGGCGTTCGGCTGACGGGCGCGTAGCTGATATTTCGGCGGTCAGTCCTACGCCTGCCTGCGTCACCATTTCGGTGCTGTCGCGTGAGGGTGACGGAACGGCCAGCGATGATCTGCTTTCTGTGGTCGCTGCTGCCCTGAACGATGAAGAGGTGCGCCCGGTGGCCGACAGGGTAACGGTGCAGTCTGCGGAGATCGTGCCGTACCAGATTGATGCAACGCTTTACATCTATCCGGGGCCGGAAGCGGAACCCGTCCGGCAGGCATCGGAACAGCAGTTACAGGCGTATATTGCCGCGCAGAATCGCTTAGGTCGTGATATCCGCCTTTCGGCTATCTATGCCGCCCTGCACGTCGAAGGCGTCCAGCGCGTTGAACTGGCGCAGCCTGTTGCGGATATCGTGCTGAGTGACTACCAGGCATCGCACTGCACCGAATACACCATAACGGTGGGTGGTTACGATGAGTAATGACCTGTTACCACCCAGCGCCAGCCGAATGGAGCGAGTCGCCGCGCGCGTCTGTGCGTCGTTGGGTGAAGTGCCTGTGCCGCTGCGCCAGTTGTGGAACCCGTGGACGTGTCGGGCTGATCTGCTGCCCTATCTGGCGTGGGCCTTCTCCGTTGATCGATGGGATGAGGCCTGGCCGATTAGCACGAAGCGTAAGGCGGTGGCCGATGCGTTCTACCTGCATAAGTATAAGGGTACAACGGGCGCCATGCGCCGGGTTGTGGAGCCGTTCGGCTTCTTCATCCGGGTTAACGAGTGGTGGAACATCGACACCGCACCGGGCACCTTCACGCTGGATATTGGCGTGGAAGGCCAGGGCATTAGTGAAGAAACCTATCAGGAACTTGAACGCCTGATCGCCGATGTGAAGCCGTGCAGCCGTCATATGCTGGGAATGTCTCTTCACCTGCAAACAACCGGCGATCTGTATATCGGCGCGGGCAGTTATTCCGGCGATACGCTAACCGTGTACCCGTATTTTCCTGAAACCATAGCCGTGGGCGGTGATGATTACACCGGGGCGGCAATCCATTTAATTGACACCGTGGAGATCGCAAGTGGCGACTAAATATTATGCCGTGCTAACCAATGTGGGCGCGGCGAAACTGGCAAATGCCACGGCATTGGGTGTGCAGGTTGAGATCACCCAGATGGCTGTAGGCGATGGTAACGGCGCATTGCCGACACCGAACCCGGCACAAACGGCGCTGGTTCATGAGTTGCGCCGCGCGCCACTCAATACCCTGAGCATTGATCCGAACAACGCCAACCAGATTATTGCCGAACAGGTGATCCCCGAAGACGTGGGCGGGTGGTGGATCCGTGAAATCGGTTTGTTTGATAAAGACGGCGATATGATTGCCGTCGCTAACTGCGCGGAAACCTATAAGCCGCAGTTACAGGAGGGAAGCGGGCGCGTGCAGGTCGTGCGCATGATCCTGATTGTCAGCAGCACCGCCGCCGTGACGCTGAAAATTGACCCTTCGGTAGTACTGGCGACTCGTCAGTATGTTGATGACCAGATAATCCAGGTTAAAGCCTTCGTAGATCAGCAACTGGCGGCGCACATCGCAGCGGCAGACCCTCATAAACAATATGCACCAAAGGCAAGCCCGGCCCTGACGGGAACGCCTACAGCGCCGACTGCTAAGGCTGGTAATAACTCCACACAGCTGGCGAATACCGCATTTGTTCAGGCGGCGTTGGTTGCTGTGATTGGAGGTGCGCCCGCCACGTTGGATACACTGAAAGAAATTGCTACTGCAATCAACAATGATCCTAATTTCAGTGCAACCATTAACAACGCTCTTGCGTTGAAAGCTCCGCTGGCAAGCCCAGCTATGACCGGAACACCCACCGCACCTACTGCGGCGCAGACAGTGAATAATACGCAGATTGCCACAACGGAATTTGTGAAATCAGCAATTGCTGCACTGGTAGCATCATCCCCGGCTGCACTGGACACGCTGAATGAATTGGCGGCAGCGCTGGGAAATGATCCAAACTTTGCCACCACTGTAACGAATGCGCTGGCGGGTAAGCAGCCGCTTGATAGCACTTTAACTGCTTTATCGGGAAAGACAGTTAACGGCATTCTCCAATACCTTGGTCTGGGAGAAGCGGCAAAAAGAGGCGTGGGAACGGGTGCAAACCAGATACCGGACATGAGCAGCTTTATTTTTTCTAGCGCGACTCAGGGGTTTATGAAATATCCGGGAGGTTTTATTGAGCAATGGTTCACCGTAACTGTTCCTCAGGCTCCCTCCGCAACCGTGAATGGAACCATCAATATTCTTTTCCCTAACCCATTCCCTAATAGATGCTATGGGGTAAATGTTAATTATGCAGGTATCACAGCCACGCGTGATGGCACACCGTTTGTGTCCGGCATGGTGATAGATAAATTTGCCTGTCGCGTTGCGTCAACTTATTTGAACTCTGGTCTGGATGTGTTCGTTCGTGCGGTGGGGTACTGATAATGAAATATTTATGGTCTGCTTTAAATAATGCCTTTTTCCCTGAACCACTGCTTGGGGACTATAAATCTGCAGAATGGGATTTAAGTGATCTTGTCGAAGTTAGTGCTGATGTTTTTACGGAGTTTTCGGCGTCTATGGTGGATAAGGTGCGGGTAGTTGGTGGCGATAAAATGCCTGCCTGGGCTGATTTACCGCCGCCGACTCATGACCAACTGGTAGCTGTTGCAATGGCAGAGAAGCAGAATCGTATAGACCAGGCGAATGACTACGTGAGCAGTAAACAGTGGCCCGGTAAAGCGGCGATTGGTCGTCTGAAAGGTGACGAACTGGCGCAGTACAATCTGTGGCTGGATTATCTGGACGCGCTGGAAGCTGTAGACACCTCCAGCGCACCAGATATTGAATGGCCTAATCAGCCGGTTTCTCTGGCCAAATAACATCAGGAGCCGTTGAAGTATCAACGGCTTTCACTGCCTTGATGTACTTCATCCATTCCGTAAGTTTCGCTTTATCATCGTCGTTGATGATGCCCAGTGCCAGCTCTGTTCGCCAGTCAGTTGTGATTATGTTCGCTTCATCGAGCAACGACTGGCGCTTTGCTTCTACCTGTTCGACTAGTTCCTCATGTGTCGGGGCAGGTTTATCAACCCAGGCAGGAAGACCAGAAGAATCAGCTCCCAAAACCATCCCTTCAGGAGGCGTGGAAGAATATTCAGTTTCAACAGAAGAATCAATTTCCTGGGCATCATCAGGCCACGTTCCTGACGTAATGTAAGTATCCTTCAGTGCGCCAATAAAGAACTGACATCTTTCTGCGCTAAAATAATTTTTGCTCATTTTAAATTCCTATTGCGATATACATGCCAGCAGCAGTGTTCGTTGTTGTTGCCAGTCCAGCACAGCCATAAAATCCAGTTTTGTTGTTGCCATATACCGATAATATTCCTGCTGTCCCTGGTGCATATCCATAATGTATGGCTACTACTTTGTAGCTCGTTGAAGGGAAAGCGTATGTGAAATTATTCCATACACCAGAAGTTGGCGAGCCGGTTCCGCCAAATTCAGCAGAACCCCACTGGATAAGGAGGTTTCTCTTAACACCACCGATTATCAGTGGAATAGATATGTATC